ATTTGTTCCAGCTCCTGGAAACCGGGGGGCTGCTTTGCTTGTTCGCATTGAGATCGCGAGGTTTTAACCAGATATAACGATCAACCATTACCTGAGTGTCTAATATCACATCTGAATGTACAAGAACTACTAGAGGGCAATTTACCCAATGGTAACCCCATTGCATATTGTCAGCGATAAAGGTGGTAGCGCACGGCGCAAAAACGGCTTCGGCCCTTATTAAATGTCCACAGGACTCTAAACAACTATTTTTTGCTGGAGAACCCAGCTTTCAAAATGGAGTGCTCTGGAGCACATGCACTTAAAAACTCCGTTCAGGAGCCACTTGACTCAAAAGGCGTGGCATTAACATCCTGTCCACAAAACCCACCGTCTGGTTTAAACAGCGGTGTAAAACAAAATTCCACTAGTACACAAAACACTTTAGGGGCACCTGTCAATGGTGCCAGTAGCAGCTCTAGCTCAAGTGCAGCTACTTTTAGCCCGGCCTCAAGGGGCATGAGCAATAGTTCCGATGGGCAGCAATCAAAGAAGAGGCGCAACCCAAGAGGCAAAGGCAATAACAAGTCTCACAAGAATGATGATCTTGTTGGTAAACCTTGCCCTAAGGCCAGTTCAAAACCTGCATTTGTTTTTGAACCTGGCTTCGCAAATGCCGGACTCAATCAAATTCGGTTGAAATATGCCAAGTTTGATTACGTCAGTCCCTTGGAACAAATGATGATCGTGCTCAAGCATATACACCCAAGTTTGGACTTGAGTATGACCAAGCAGCAGTTGATTGGCAACATCACTGAGTATTCCAAGAAAAACGCCAGATTAGCACACGCAAAGAGCAGGCGTTGTGCAATCGAAGATGGTTGGGACCCAGCTTACTGTAACATATGTGAGTTAGGTATCGAATATATTAAGTCACCAATCTATGACAAATTAGTGCAAACCAGCTTGGTAGCCAATTATCCTTCAACTGATACTGATGATCAATCGTCAGGAAATGCTGATTCAAGTGGAGATATGCATGAAACTGCCATCCCCAGCACCAGCATGGTTCCCACAACACCCGCATCACCACCCGTTGGTGATAGTTCGAGCGGTAAAACTAGTGTTGATGTAGGAACCACAGCAGCACCCCCGACAAATGGTGGCAATACTGTCAATAAATCCGTTGTTAACGATAATTCAGCAGCCCAGGTAGCTGCACGTGTACCTCCTGATGTTAAAAAACAGGATGTGCCGCGGGTTAGAGTTGGGTTTAACACACGCCCTCTACCAACTGTCATCGAAGTGCCAGCACAAGATGACCATTGGATTGTAAAGTGTGGGAAATTCATCAAGCGTTTCCTTACATCTAAGTTTAGCACTGTCGCCAGTACTGGATTCATGGTATGGCTGATCAAGATTCGTGATTATTTCAAACCATCTGCCAGCATCTTCAGTTTTTTGTTGAACAGCCGGAAACTGAAGTTGTTACTGTTCCTTATGTACGTTTTATATCTGTACTACAGGAGCAAAGTTTCGGCTGTCCCTCAGCTTGCATCACCTGGTGTTGCGCTGTATGATCCAGATGATGTTGCCGACCGGGTCGCATCACCTGAGTTGGGCAAATCAACTGTTCAGTTGATTAACGCACCAATACTTACCCTCAAAGCTGAAGGGTTCATTTCAGCTATCACGAACAAAACTCCATGTTTTGTTGATGAAAACAAAAGGTTGTACCAACTCAATAGCATGTTATTTATTGAGGACACGGGAAGGTTAACTCAAGTGCCGTCCACACTAATGGCTGAGTGTTCCGTCTTTTGGAATACTCACGATAGTTCGAGTTACGACGACTTTTTGTTGTCAAAAATATATGTTGAGAGGTGGGTAGCCAAAGTTGCTAACATCACACCAGCTCAAGCTGCCGATGCAACGATGTATGGACCATTGTTGGCTTATTGCTACATGCGCAATGAAAGGAAAAATGTTGACGTGCATGCGTTGGACATTTTTGAATCAACATGGTGGAAAGCGGTCAAGTTGAGAAGTTACAGACTCCTGTGTTTGCTGTTGATGGGTCTTTTAACAGGCAGGAAGAAGCATAACATGACCGCAAGTTTAATTTGTCCACCATTTGATGCTTTCACTCCTATTGTTGACGGACCATTTTATTATTACCAACAAATTAGGAATAGCATTAGCAACTTAAATCTTTGGCCAAAAGTGGTGTCCTTGTTTAATTTTGGAGCTTCAAAATTAGATTCACTTTTGAGTCCGAGTGGTATTGAAAAATTTGTTCATGCCAGTAATAGTTATCTCAATGGTGTTGTTGCAACCATTGGGCCATATTTTTCAATGATCACAGACGGTTGGTGCATGATACTGGACGATATAAACATAGCATTTACTGAACACAGCGACCATACTTATGGTGAGTTTGCTATGTATAGATACGTCAAGTTTATGGGTGCAACTGAAAAGTCATTACAACCAATGCGAGACCGGAAGCACATAAGTGTCGCAGAGACATTCCATGATTGTGTGGTTGCACCTGTTTATGAAGAGCAGATCCGAAATGCTGTTGGATTCAAGTTTACTGCCTTCATAGTATTGTGGGAAGCATTTCGCAATAAGTGCTTTGTAACTGCACCATTGCACTTGTTCAATCAGCTCATACATTGGACATTGCCCAAGGTGCTGGCCTTACCCATTACAGTTGCCATACATTCGTATTATAATTTTCTGGCCACATTTATGCAATTACCAACCGCTAGTTCATTTCGTAGAATGAACTATATGAGTTGGTTGGCTTGCAAAACATACCCTCCTGATGTTTTGGATTTACCTCGACCGCGTGTTCTTAAGCCCAGTGCTGTCGTTCAGGAGCCACAGTATGTTTTGCCACCCCAGAAAATTAAGTGTCGTCAGTTTTTAGTTGGTTTCGGTGATAATATGTATCGTCCAACCTATTTATTGCCAAGTGTAGACAATGACAGAATAGCACTTGAGACAAGGGTTTTGAAAGCGACACCTGTTCCGAACGTTGCTGTTCTCCATGGATTTTCGACTTGGTTCAAGAGAAATGTGTTTAAGATCTTGCCTAAGTTAAAGCACAGAGTTGGTTTTGACCCACCACCCTTCTCTGAGTATATCAAGAAATCCAATGCAAGTCCAACTGTCAAAAAACTTCTCATTGACACACGTGCCCTAATGGAGGAGGAGGGAATAAATGAATCCACGATTCTCAGCGCTGCTGACTTGGCTGACTATGGTGTTAAGTCATCGTTCCTTAAGGTTGAGAACACCGTTTATCGTTCGATGGGTAGAGTCAAACAGAAAGCTGGTAGGTTGATTCAGGGATCAAGGCCAAGGTACTTGTGTCTCATGGGACCTTGGTTTCAAAGGCTACAAAGCTATATTAAACGTGATCTCAACAAGAACAATTTTTTGTGTTTTACGTCTGGCGTTAGCACAAAAGACTGTGCTTCACTGATAACTGAGCTGGATAATGAGTACGTTGAGAATGACGTTTCAGCTTGGGACAGTTCATTGGATATTGAGTTTGCACGCCTTGAATTGTGGTTGTGTAGAATGTTGAGAGCCCCAGCCGCTGTACTTCAATTGATGGAGAACAATATCAAAAAACGTGGTCGAACGTTTTTTGGGTTCAAGTACAGTGTTGATGGTACACGTGCATCTGGTGAACCATTTACATCATTATTCAATTCGTTGTGGAACTGCTGCATACACCTATTTATATTTTGTTTCAGCCAGGGTGTCACAATACAGCAAGCCAGGTTGCTCATAAGAGGCTTATTTCAAGGTGACGACTGCCTTTTGTCCATACCTAAGAATCTCCGCATTAATTGGAGATTTTGGTTTAGATGCTTTGGATTTGACTGTAAAGCCATTGTCAAATTCAATCCTATAGATTTGGAGTTCTGTTCTATGAGACTCTATCCTGTGGAAGGGGGACACTGCTTTGGCCCCAAAATAGGAAAAGTCATTAGTAAGATTGGTTATTTTATTAACCCACCTCACTATTTGCACCCATGCGTTTTGTTGCGTGGTGTCGCACTCGGACTGTTACCAGCAAGCAGCTTTTTGAAACCTTTGGAGTGTGTTCTCAGCAAAATTTTGCAATTAACTGAACCACACTTTGCTCTTCCAATGCACAGGGAAGAGTGGCAAATGCGTTTCAGTGTTTGTAAAGCTACACCGGCCACTGATGTTGCCATCAACTACCATTACAACCTGACAGGTGATCTGCTGACCATGTTCATTAATGAGATTGGAAACCTCAAACTTGGTTCAGACACTGTTGGTCCTTGTTTTCGGTATGTTTGTGACAAAGACACCAGCGGTGATCAGTTTTACTTGCATTAGTGCATTCATGATTGGCGATCATGATTGCTCATTGATACATCATCAAAAATGTGTCCACTGGGCTATGGCAGGACCGGTTAGGGTGTCATAGTTGCTTGGGTCAGGGCGAAAAAATCCTGAAAGAATTCTATTAGTCATTTTGGGGTCAATGAGATTTAGCTGAACATGTACATGGGGAACAGTGTAAAATTGCCGGTGCGACAATAGGTCGTTCACTGTTACTGTCACAACCTAGTCCCCCATGGCATTATACTAGTATTCGAAAATGGCTTCTGCTATTAAACAATTAAAACAAACCGTGCAGGATGTTGCACACACAACAGCATCCACTGCTAAGAAAACAATTAATAATTTGGAAAAAACTGTTGATCGCGCATTGGGTAAGCATCCAGTTAAATCCAAAAACAATAAAAAACATAGTAATAACCCAAAACCTAGCAATAACAAATCTATGGTACAAACGAGCAATAATCAGAGACGTAGGCCTGGTTCTGCTATGACCATGCATAATAAAAATTCCATAGTTGTATCACATACTGAGTGCCTTGGTTCTATAGTCGAAACCGCGGCATTCACTGTACAGTATAGCCAACAAATATCTCCTGATAATAGTACATTTTTCAAGTACTTGTCACAAATAGCTGTTTTGTATGAAACTTTTGAACTTCTTGAGTTGGACGTTAGATATGTTACCAATACTGGTCAAGTCACGTCTTCTAGTGCTCAAGGTCAAATTGTTATGTGCTTCGTTTATGATGCAGACGATGCCATATCATCTTCATATGAATCAATGGTCGGCTATCAAGGTTCCCGATCTGGTGTAACATATAAGAACCTTAAAATAAATTTTAAAACATCGCAGGCTCTGTTTAAAACCCTGTTTGTCAATCATGGCGGTCCAGTCGATTTGAGCTCTCCTGGATTTTTGCAAGTTGCCACGATTGGCATGCCTGAGGCTGGTGCTGTTGCTGGGTACTTGTTCGTTGATTATAAAGTCCGGTTAAGTATACCTCGTGCCAACCCAACCTCCGTTTTTGCCACTAGAGTTCAACATATCATGGCGGCTTACGCATCTTGGAATGATCTGTCTAACACCATGCTCACTGCCGGTAACATGGCATCTACCGGCTGGCCCTTAGTGACCATGAGCAACCCATCCTCTGAAGTGTGGCGTTTCAAATTTGCTACATCTGGCACTTATGAGATCCGGGTTAACATTCAGTGTAACACAGGTAGTTACACAGGTTTGGTCAACATCGTTGCAGCCTTTGGTCCTGGCACGGTTGATTCTCCAAGTTCATATCAACCTAACGATGTATTGTATAATTGCCACCATGACCCATGGAATACACACACATGGAAGACCGTGAGATATGTGGGTTCACCCAATGATGCTGGGGCCTACATTGATTTGTATATACCAAATGATAGCCACGGTGCACAAACCTTTTTCACCGCCATCATTATGGCTCACGGTAGTGTCACAGTCGGACCTGTGCCGGTTTTATCCGTAAACAAACCAACGACTGAAGAAAAAAGACTGCAGTCTCTTGAGAACCAGTTAGTTGAATTGAAGAAGCAAATGTTGTGTATTGAGCAGTATGACAACTCTTGTTCATCTGCGTCGTCTTCTTCTTCAAGTTCATCTAGTTCTTCAAGTTCTATTTTTGGTAGCAAGAAACGGTAATTGCTATCTTTCGCAGTGGGGCTCATTGCCAGGGAAGCTACCCCTCGACCACAGCATTGTTGCGGCGTTATGCCAAAAAACCCTTTAAC